GGTACGTGGCGGCGAAAAACGATTAGACTTTTGACACGGAGAGGACTTCGGTTCGTATGCTAATTAAAGAGATGGAAGTGGATAAGCTGATTCCCTATACCCGGAACCCCCGCAACAATAAAGGGGCTGTGGCGAAGGTGGCAGCATCGATTAAGGAGTACGGGTTTAGACAACCGATAGTAGTTGACGGCGAAATGGTTGTAGTTGCAGGGCATACGAGATTGGCAGCTGCGTGGCAGTTGGGGCTTGGCAAAGTCCCGGTGCATATTGCGGACAACTTGACCGAGGCTCAAATCCAAGCCTACCGGATTATGGACAACCGCTCCCATGAGGATGCGGAGTGGGATGACGATTTATTGGGGATCGAGCTTGCAGACTTAGAGGGGCAAGACTTTGATTTAGAACTTACGGGGTTCACTACAGCCGAGATCGATCAGTTGATGAACGACAAGTCTTTAGCCGGGGAGCTTGAGGGCGAGGACGATGCCCCGGAACTCCCGGCAGAGCCAACATCGAAGCGTGGCGAGATTTACCAGTTGGGAGAACATCGATTGATGTGCGGGGACTCGACAAGCGAGGACGATGTGACCTTATTAATGGCAGGGCAAAAAGCGGACATGGTATTCACCGACCCGCCATACAATGTGGATTATTCTGGAGGGAGGACAGATGTCGACGGAGTAAGCAAAAAAAGATTCCCAAAAGTTAAAAACGACAACTTAGGAACAGATGAGTTTGTAGAGTTTTTGGAGAAGGTGTTTTTTAATTATTTCAATTTTATGAAGGCACTTGGTTGCCTCTATGTTTGCCATCCAGATTCACACTCCGCACCCAAGTTAGCGTTTGAAACGATGTTTGCTCAATATTTCAAAAAATCTTCAACTATCATTTGGGTAAAAAATTCTTCCGGGTTGGGGTGGGGAGATTACAGGGCGAAACACGAACCTATTTTATACGGGTGGAAGCCCGGTGACGGGAAGCATAGTTTTTATGGGGACAGAACTAAAACAACGGTTTGGAATATCAGCAAGGATGCCCAAGTCACTTATAAACACCCCACCCAAAAGCCTGTAGCTCTAGTGCAAGAGGGCATCTTAAATAGCAGCAAGGGTGACGATATTGTCATGGATTTATTCGGTGGCTCCGGGTCTACCTTGGTCGCAGCCGAGAAGCTAAATCGCAAGTGCTACATGATGGAACTCGACCCGGCTTATTGCGATGTAATTATTGAGCGTTACGAAAAGCTGTTTGAGCGTAAAGCGGAGAAGCTGAATGCCTAAAGTAACTTATCCCATAGACACGATTTGCAAGATGCTAGACCTGACCGATAGGCGGGTGCAGCAATTAGCTAAAGAGGGAGTGCTGCCTAAAACAGAAAAGGGTAAGTATGACCTCGTTGGATGCGTCCGGGGGTATGTCCATTATTTGAGGGACAGGGCGTTAGGCAAGGACGCAGACCTTGACGGGTTTCAATGGCGGGATCGAAAGTTAAAAGCCGAGGCGTTAATGGCTGAGATGGAATTGGATGAGATGAGGCAAATCCTTATTAGAGTTGAAAAGGTTGAGGGTTATTTAGAAAAATTATTTACAGCAATGAAACAGCAACTTTTAGGAATGCCAACCAAGGTAGCCCCGATGCTTTTAGCGGAGGATACGGTGGAAGGTGTAGAGCTTGTGCTTCAAGGGGAAGCGCATGATATTTGTAACCTGATTGCAGATTATGAAATTAGCGACGAGCCAGATGACGGAGACGGAGATCATTCGGAATCTGATACAGAAATGCCAGATGAAGGCACGACCTCCACGGAAGCTGACCGTAACTGAGTGGGCTAGTAAGTATAGGTGGCTCAGTACCGAAGCAAGTTCCGAGGCGGGACGGTTTAATACGCACCGGGCTTATTTCCAAAAGGGGTGGATGGATGCGTTTAGCAATCCAAAAGTCAAAGAGGTTGTTTTAATGGCATCGAGTCAAGTGGGGAAGACGGAATCTTTTGTCAATAACGTGATCGGGTTTTATGTTCACCAAGACCCCGCCCCGATTTTGATGGTGCAGCCGAGCTTATCGATGGCGCAGACTTGGTCAAAGGATCGGTTCGCTCCAATGATTCGGGACAGCAAAGCCTTAAAAGGTTTGATTCGAGAGCCAAGGGCAAAAAATTCTGAGAACACAATTCTCGCTAAGAGCTTTCCGGGGGGACGGTTAACCGTTATAGGTGCGAACTCACCCGCCTCTTTAGCGTCCAGACCGATCCGGGTTGTTTTATTGGATGAGCCTGATCGCTACCCGCCGTCTGCCGGGACAGAAGGTGACCCGGTTAATTTGGCGAGGGTGCGAACTAAAACATTCTGGAACCGTAAAATCGGGACTTGCGGAACGCCTACGGTCAAGGGGGCATCAAGGATAGAGGCATTATTTTTAGAATCCGATCAGAGACGGTATCAAGTCCCTTGCCCCTATTGCCAAACCTACCAGATTTTAAAGTGGGCTAATTGCAGATGGGACGATGGCAAGCCGGAAACCGCTCACATGGTTTGCGAAAGTTGCGACCAGGATTTGAAAGAGTCAGACAAGGGGCGAATGATTTTAAAGGGTCGATGGGTAGCGGAGCAACCTTTTAACGGGATCGCCGGGTTTCATTTAAACGAATTATATAGTCCGTGGGTGCAATGGTCTGAGATGGTTGCCAAGTTCTTAGAGGCTAAAAAATACCCGGAGACTTTGAAGGTTTGGATTAATACCTCGCTTGGGGAAAGTTGGGAAGAGGAAGGAAACACCCATGACGAAAATCAATTAATGGCAAGGCGGGAAGTGTACCCGGAGAAGCATCTGCCCGAAGGTGTCCTCGTTATTACCGTAGCGGTGGATGTGCAAGCAGATCGTTTAGAGCTTGAGTTTAGGGGTTGGGGTTTAGCCGAAGAGACTTGGGGATTGGATTATTTAGTAATTCCCGGCAACCCGGCAAGCCTTGAGCTATGGGAAAGTCTGGATCAGCATTTATCTAGAGAGTTTAAAACGGTGGATGGGATTGGTTTAAAGGCAGCCTGTACCGTGGTGGACTCCGGGGCGTTCACGCAAGCTGTTTATGATTATGGACGCAAGCATCAGCCCGGACGAGTTTATCCGATCAAAGGGGCATCAACAAGAGGACTGCCGATTGTATCAAAGCGATCCAAGGATCAAAAGACCGGGGCGATATTTTTTATGCTTGGGACGGACACCATCAAGGACACTATTTTCGGTCGGCTCGGCATCCAAGAAAAGGGTGCGGGTTATTGCCATTTCCCTATGACCTACGGTTACGAATATTTCGATATGTTGACCGCAGAGCATTGCGTGACCCGGTTTAATAAGGGCATCCCAAGGCGTGAGTGGGTGATGAAGAAAAACAAGAAGCGTAACGAGGCGCTCGATATTTTTGGATATAACTTTGCAGCCCTAAAAATACTCAACCCTAATTTTGAAGGGATCACGAAAACACTTCAAGATAAGGCGCAAGGAATAGAACCCAAAAGAAAACAAGCTAGACCCCGGAAGAATTTCAAAGGGGAAAACAATTTTGTTAGAGGATTTAGATAATGGCATTTGATGTTCCAGACCCGAACACTCCCCCGGAGTCCGAGCCGTTAAGTTTTCACGCCGGGACAACGGTGAAATGGAAGCGGACTGACTTGGCTGATTTTCCCGCTCCCACTTGGACGCTTAACTACTTTTTACAGAAGGATGGCACGAAGATTGACTTTGCGAGTTCGCAAGACGGTAGCACGGCAAACCATTCGGTGAGCCTCGCCCACGCTACGACCGCATCTTATACGGTTGGCATATACCATTGGATCGTTGAGGCGAGGTCATCGAGTGAGGTTTATATCGTTGATTCCGGCATTATGGAAATACTGACTGATTTTGCGGAACAAACCTCCGGCTATGATGACCGATCAATAGCGAAAAAAATGGTCGATGCTTACGAGGCTCTATTTGCAAACCAGATCACTAACTTGACTCTTGAGCAACTGAGTTATTCAGTCGGGGGACGATCCATTAGTAAGTTGTCGGCGGGGCAGATCAGGGAGGAATATCAGCGTTGGAAACGAATTTACCAATCTGAATTAGATAACGAGCGGATTAATAACGGTCTTGGAACTCGCAAGCGTATCTTGACGAGGTTTTGCTGATGAAATTATTCGACTTTTTTAAACGTAATAAAAAACCGGGTCGCAAACGATCTTACGATGCCGGAGCGATTAACCGTCTGCTTAATAACTGGACTACCACACCCAAGACTGCGGACGAGGCGATAAGAGGCAACCTACGCAATCTGAGGGCGAGGTCAAGGGACTTGTCACGCAATAACGACTACGCAAAGAAGTACGCTGAGATGGTCAAGACCCATGTTATAGGGGCGAATGGAATCGTGATGCAGTCCAAGGCTAAAAGACCGAATGGGCAGTTCGATAGATTGGACAACGATGTCATTGAGGGTGCGTGGAAGCTATGGGGTAAAAAAACGAACTGCTCGGTTAACGGCAAGCTTACTTGGATCGATATTCAAAGGTGCGTGATGGAAACTGTTTCACGTGACGGCGAAATCCTGGTCAGAAAAATCCGGGGGGCTGATAACCCTTTTGGGTTTGCCTTGCAATTGATTGAGTGCGACCACTTGGACGAGGATTTGAACAAGGATTTGCAGGGCGGGAATCGAATCAAGATGGGTATTGAGATTAATCAATGGGAGCGACCCGTCAATTATTGGTTGCTGCAAAATCACCCCGGCGAGAACACGACTTCTCTTTTTGGCAAGCACTATAATTTAGTCCCGGCTGACGACATGATTCATTTATTTATTACGAATCGACCGGGGCAGACCAGAGGTGTGCCTTGGATTACAACGGCAATGACCCGACTGCACCAGATAGGGGAATATGAAGAAGCCGAGTGCGTGGCTGCAAGGGTAGCAGCTTGTAAGATGGGATTTTTTCGCCCGGACAGCGGAGAGGGCTATCTCGGCGATGATGTGGATTCGCTGGGTAATACGGTGAGTGAAGCTGCCCCCGGTACAATGGAGTTGCTTCCCCCCGGAATGGAATTCGATTCATTTGATCCGACCCATCCGAGCGGGAATTTTGCACCCTTTGTTAAATCGACCCTGCGGGGAATCGCTTCCGGGTTAAACGTTTCTTATAACTCATTGGCATCTGACTTAGAGGGTGTGAATTTCTCTAGTATTCGATCCGGGGTTTTAGAAGAAAGACAAAATTGGCGGGTGCTACAGAGTTGGCTTATCGAACATTTTCATCAAGAGGTTTACTTAGAGTGGTTGCGGTTAGCTTTTATCAACGGGCAGCTTGCATCGATCCCGCAGCAACGGTTCGAGAAATTTGCAAACCCTAAGTGGCAGCCGAGGGGCTGGGATTGGGTTGACCCATTGAAGGACTCCAAGGCTAACCTCCAAGAGATCCAGATGGGTACTAAAAGTCGCAGCGATGTCCTGTCTGAACGAGGAAAAGACATTGAAGAAGTTTTTGAACAGTTAAAAGCTGAAACCGATATGGCAGAAGCCGTAGGCATTGATATTAGTTCTATTAATCCAATCATTGAGGAAACGAGCAATGAACAAAGTAATTGAAACCCGCACTCTCTACCGTCAAGCCGAGGTCGGTGAGATTGAGCAAGAGGAGCGGACGGTAAATTTAGCATTCTCATCCGAGGAGCCTGTGGAAAGGCGATTTGGAATGGAAGTCCTTGACCATAATCCCGAATCAATCAGGCTTGGACGCTTGAGAGGTTCCGGCGCATTACTGGTCAATCACAACCCTGACGATTTAGTTGGGAAGGTTGAAAGTGTCGAGGTAGCAGACCGTGTGGCACGGGCAAAGGTCAGGTTCGGAAAATCTGATCGGGCTAACGAGATTTTTCAAGATGTCAAAGACGGTATCAGATCGGGAGTATCGGTCGGGTATCAAATTCATAAACTAACGGAAGAGGGTGAAAAAGATGCCTCTATATTTCGAGCAACCGATTGGGAACCGATGGAGATCAGTCTAGTAGCAATCCCGGCTGATGCAACGGTTGGCATAGGAAGATCGGAAGATGGGGAAGCTATCGAAACCCAAATCCAATATCTTGAAAGGGATATAAAAATGACTGAAGAAGTCAAAACACCAGAGGCTCCCAAGGTTGATGTCGAAGCCATAAAGAGCCAAGCCCGTGATCTTGAAGTCAAGAGGATTCAGGAAGTGACGGCAATCGGTGAGCAGTTTTCCCAAGGCGAACTTGCACGTCAGATGGTTTCGTCCGGGCAGAGCGTAGATGCAATGCGTAAAGCCGTTCTGGAAAATATGCCAGCACCGAAACCAGAAGTCCAAACTCCTATCGATAACCTCGACATGGAGCCAAAAGAAAAACGAGCTTATTCTATGTTTCGAGCTATTGGCGCATCGGCATCAGGCGATTGGTCAAATGCCGGACTAGAGCGGGAAGCGTCAAAAGAGATTGCCAAGCGTATCGGTAGAGAGCCGAGAGGTTTCTTTACACCGAGCGACATTAATTGGGGACAGCGTGATATGACCGTTGGTAGTGCGACTGCCGGGGGTAATATAGTTGGAACTGACCACTTAGGAAGTGAGTTCATTGATGCGTTGCGTCCTCAGTTGGTGCTTGCCGACTTGGGTGCAAAAATGATGACGGGTTTAGTTGGCGATGTTGCGATCCCGGCACTCAATGCCAAGACCTCAACTTACTGGGTGGCAGAATCGGCTGCCCCAACGGAAGGCGCTCCGACAGTCCGTCAGGTGACAATGTCCCCTAGTACAGTCGGATGTTACGTGGACATCTCTCGGCAACTAACCAAGCAGAACGATCCTAGCGCTGAGAATATATTCAGAAACGATATGGTTTCTCAGGTTGCATCTGCAATCGATAGTGCGGGTATCCAAGGTTCTGGATCGTCTAATCAACCGACCGGGATTCTAAATACATCCGGTATCGGTAGCGTGGCTATTGGAACCAATGGTGGCGCACCCACTTGGGGGAGTGTTGTTGACAATATTTCCCAAGTGGCAATCGACAATGCACTTGGTGGTTCATTATCGTTTTTGACGAATCCACAGGTGGTCGGAAAACTCAGGCAGACCGCAAAAGGTTCTGGCGATAGCGTAATGATTATGAACGAGGGCAATACCCTGATGGGTTATCAGGTTGCTCAAACTTCTAACGTGCCATCGACCTTAACTAAGGGGTCAACCTCTGGAAGCTGTTCCGCTTTAATTTTCGGAAACTTCAACGACCTGATTATCGGTCAATGGGGTGGAACGGATGTTTTAGTTGATCCTTACACGGGCAGTTCTACAGGAACAATTCGGGTTGTAGTGTTCGCAGACATTGACATAGCAGTTCGTCATGCTCAGAGCTTTAGTTCAACTCAGGACTACACTACCTGATAAGTTTTACCGGGATTGGCGGGGGGGGGTTATTAATCCCCCTGCCCCCCACGTTTAGGGGGCTGCTAGGATATTAACCTCCTGATAATAGTGGAACAGAACGGCATACGTTAAGCCAAAATTTTAATCTGACGAGGGAATCATGACAAAAATTAAAATAATGCGGAATTTGTCAATCAAAGGCGTTCACCATGCTGCCGGGAAAATGGCAGAGGTGACCGAGGACGAGGCTCGCAACTTAGTGGGTATGGGCAAAGCGTCTTATGACCATGCTAAGAGTGAAGTTAAAAAGAAGAAGAAAAAATAAATGGCATTTACTGAAACATTAACTCCATTTTTTAACGACCGGGATTGGGCTGTTTCTGCGACCCTTGGGGACGTTTCCGCAGGGACAACTTCTACGGTAAAGGGGATTTTTGACAATGAATCTGCTTTGGTTGAGGTCGGCGAAATCGATATTGATGAGACGGCTCCTCGCTTTGATTGTGCGTACTCGGATGTTAGTTCTGCGGTTGAGGATGATACTTTGCTGGTTAATTCGGTGACTTATAAAATTGTCGGATCGGTTATCAGGGATGTAACTGGCGATTACGCAACCCTTATTCTTAAGGATTCATCGTGACCGATCATGTAGCCAAGCAAGTTTTAGATGCAGCCGTAACCGCTTGCACCGGGTTATCAACGACCGGGACTAAAGTATTTCGTTCACGGGTGCATACGATGGTCGAAACAAACCTCCCGGCTCTTTTGATTTACGCAAGGGAAGATGCGATGGAAGAGGAAATGATCGGGATGCAGACCGATGGGACAAAGGGGCATCATTACCTTTTGACCGTCAGCATAGATGCGATTGAAAAGGATGCCTCTGAAACAACGGCAGAAAATAACTTATTTACTATTCGCAAAGAAGTTCAGATCGCTATGGAAGCGGATTTGACTTTAGGCGGGAAGTGCAAAGACCTCTGGTTAGCAGAGGCAACGATAGAGGATCGAACCGGATCGGGCGGGAGTCCTGTTTTGGCGATGTTAATGACTTGGCAGTTTAGGTACAGAGTTAAACAAGGAGTTCCTCAAACGGTTTTATCGTAAGAGGAAAAGTTTGTCCGAGTGCTAGGTTATTTATATTTTGTTTTAAATAGAAGGAAAGAAGATATGGGAAAAAATTCTATAAAAGTATATCCACCGGGGGGCGGGGAACCAATTTACGCTTTGCCTCACACTCTTGATTATTATTTAGAGCATGGTTGGACTCAGGAACCAGAAGCTAAATCTCAAAAGCCGAAGGCTGATGGAAAAACTGATCGAAAGGCTAAATGAGCTTACCGGGGCAAACTTCTCCGGTACGGTCACGCTCTCATATTATAAAGGGAGTCTTAGCAAAAAGATCAAGATTGAAGTAACAGAAAATTTAAAGCTAGACGAAAGTTTATTAGAGACAACGGGAACCAACTCGAAAGAGAAGTCCTAAGTCAAAATTAATAATCTAGGAACCAACGAATTACTCGATGCCCTAGTTGTGTGCTTTAAGCACTTAACATGGGCTTTTTTTATGCCCGGAAAGGTAAGAGATGGCAAACCATAAAGGTTCGGAAGGAACCGTTCACGTTGGGACTGATGCGGTAGCAGAAATTAGAAGCTACTCCTTCGAAGAAACGGTAAGCACGATTGAAGATACAACAATCGCCAACGATGCGAAAACTTTTAAAGCGGGTCAGACTTCATTCTCTGGATCGGTTGATGTGTTTTGGGATGAAGCGGACACCGCACAAATCGCTATGACGGTTGGAGCGTCAATAACAATAAAGTGGTATCCAGAGGGAGCAGATAGCACTGATAAGTATTACACGGGCAGTGCAATTGTAACGAGTATTAACCGCTCTGCAACGATTGATGGAATGGTTGAAGCAAGTTATGGAGTAACGGGTAACGGTGCATTAACTTTATCAACCGTTTAATTATCAACTAAATAGAACCACCACAAACGTGAGGTCTAAATAATGACTGAAAACAAAAAAGAGTTACTGGATAAAATAAAGACGCATTTTAACTCTCAAGATCGAATGCACTTTTATGTCCCTGAGTGGGATCAAGATATTTATATGACCCCGCTCTCTATTCGGGAACAAGAAAAAATAAGTTCAAGGGGCAAAGACTCCCCGATGCAGCTTGCAGTTTATGGGTTGATTCTAAAGGCAGAGGATAAAGATGGAGAAAAATTGTTCGGGCTGGATGACAAGGTGACACTTTTAAACAATGTCAGCTTTAAAACGGTCGAGAAAATTATATCTGCCCTGCTTGTTTCCGGGGATACGGACGAATCGGAAAAAAACTGAGAGCGGACATGGACTTATTCTCCAAGTTTTTTGTAGCCGAGCAACTACATAAAACAATGGCAGAGATCTCAGATATGACTATGTCCGAATTAAGTTATTGGCTGGCATACTTTAAAATTCAAAATGAGAAGCTCAAAAAATAATGGCTAAAAAAATCAGCGAAGCCGAACTCCATATCAAGGGCAAAGACAAGACCAAAACTGCGTTTACTTCCGTGCAGGGACGGTTGCATCGATTAAAAAATTCCCTCGTATCCATGAAAGGAGCGATGACCCTTTTAATCGGTGCGGGTTTTATTGCCATGACCAAAGAGGCTTTAAAGTCTGCCGATGCCATTGGCAAATTTGCGGATCGTGCGAGTATCACCACGAAGGAACTCCAGAAAATGCGGTTCGCTTTTGATCTTGCCGGGGTAGGTTCTGAAAAATTCGACAAAGGGCTTATAACATTTGGCAAGCGTTTGGGAAAAGCTGTAGGGGGAACCGGGGCGTTGCATGGTGGGTTGATAAAAATAGAAAAAGGCTTGTTAGATAGTCTTAACGCAACCAATACCGTCAGCGAGGCTTTAGAGGTTTTGTTTATAGCTACGGGAAAGGCTGCCGAGGGTAAAGAAAGACTGGCTATTTTAGACGCAGCATTCGGCGGGTCGGGGTTGCACATGGCATCCGCTTTTAAAAACGGGTCAGCAGCTTTGTTTGAAGCGATGCAAAGAATGGAGGACATGGGACTCGTCATCGAGGACAAGTTGATTCGTAACGCAGAACAACTAAACGATGATTTGATGGTGACCACTGAGATATTAAAAATGCAGTTTATCCCCGCATTCCTTGAAATGGCTCCGGCTATCTCTGAGGCAGCGAAACAATTAGGAAATTTCTTCGGGCATTTAAACTCAATGACCCAAAAAGCTAAAACTAGCGAGTTGTCGTTATGGGAGCAAGGGTTTAGGGCAATAGCTGTAACCATTGATGAAGCCGGGATTGCGTTGTCGAAATTATTAATACTCGCAAATGTACCGGGCGCACAAAAGATGTTTGACATATACACAGCGAGAAAACAAGCAAACTTACAAATGTTGGTTGAGTCACGAAAACCGGGATCGACCAAAAAATCAAAGAGTGATTTGCGGAAAGAACTTGGGGGGGAAGGAATTAGAGAACTTACAGAATTTACCGACAAGGGTGAGGGATGGGGTAAAGACGAAACACTTGGAAAGGCTTGGGCTTTACCGGGGTGGGTCGATCAGGCTGACGCAGCACATAAATCGTTGGATGGTTTGATTGTTCAACGCAAACGGGCAATCGCATTGTTAAAAGAGGAGGTTTTACACGGGCAGAAAAAGATTCCCATGATGGAGATGGAGAATGAGTTGCTGGATACGGGGGCAGGGCTTCTTGACCGAGAGATTGAGGCATACCGGAAAAAATTTGCCCCGTTAGTAGAGGCGCAACAAAAATTAAACGACCAACTGATACTACAGAACAAGATCGTCAGCGCAGCCGAGTCAATATTTGACCGTGCCGGGGACGGTATTTTAAGAGCGATGCAAAAGGGTGAGGATGCGTTTGAGTCTTTCAAGAATGTTGCGATGGCAGCCTTGTTTGATATTGGCAGGGAAATGATGAAGCTGATGGTTTTCGATCCGATAAAAGAAGCAGCCCGACCCCTTCTAGGTCAACTCGCAGGGTCAATTGGCTCTGCGATTGGCGGGAGTATGTTTGGCGGGGGTGGCGTACCTGTACGGGCAACAGACCCGACATATCGTGGAGGCTCTGGACACGCAGAAGGTGGTTTTGTTCACGCCGGGAAACCCGCACTTGTCGGGGAGAAGGGTGCAGAAATATTCATGCCTAGAGTCGGTGGGACGATTATTCCCAACGATCAGTTAGGCGGGGGCGGGGTTAATATCACGCTTAATCTTTCTACCGGAATCCAATCAACGGTCAGGGCAGAGGTGATGGGCATGATGCCTATAATTTCTGCAAATGTTAAAAGTGCGGTCGCAGAAGCCCGTCAGCGTGGCGGGGCTTTTAGCGAAGCGATGGGAGTTTAATCGATGGCAATTACTTATCCACTCAGTTTACCGAACACAACAAGCTACCGATCAGCCCGGATGACTGCGAGGAGCGTGGTTGGTGTTTCCAAGTCCCCTTTTACCGGGTCGCAACAAGTCCAGAAGCATCAAGGGCAATGGTGGGAGTTTGAGGCTTCGCTTGTCCCGATGACTAGAGCAAATGCCGAGGAGTGGATTGCGTTTATGATTAGTTTGAACGGGCAACAAGGGACTTTTTTATTGGGTGACCCATTGGGTAGTACCGTCAGGGGAATCGGCACAGGAACGCCTCTAGTTAAGGGAGCCTCGCAGACGGGGAATAGTTTGATAACGGATGGTTGGACAGCTAGTCAGACGGGAATTTTAAAAGCCGGGGATTATTTTCAGTTAGGTACGGGGTCAAGCAGTAAGCTCTACAAAGTTCTCGCAGACGCAAATTCCGATGGATCGGGGGATGCGACACTAGATATTTTCCCCGCCATCAATACGGCAGTCGCTAATGATGCAGCATTGGATATTACTTCCGCAAGGGGGCTTTTTAGGCTGGCATCAAATGAAATGGGGTTTGATTTAAAACAAGCGCAAATGTATGGCATTGCCTTTAGTGCGATTGGAGTGGTTTGAACCGAAGCGGGAAAAATTACTAAATGACTCTTTGTTTAAAAGTTTTAATAGTTTGCGGTGTGCTTGTTTCGCCGGGATGCGCTGCCGTTGGCAATTTAGTAGTTAGTGTTACAGGTCATGTTATTGGGGATTTAGTGGTGGATAAAGTAAAAGAAAAAATAAACGAGAACGAGGAAAGTAAAGATGGCGAGAAATCTCCATAGCGATTTTAATACCGCAGTCCAAACAGATGAAATTCACCCGATCATGCTTGCAAAGATCAACACATCGGGTGGGGATGTTCTGGTCTGGACAGGCAACGGAACTCTCACATACGACTCTGATGATTATATCGGGACGGGAACATTTGCGGGGGTTACCAATGTAAGTGAACGCACGGACTTATCCGCAAACGGAGTCACTTTTTCACTCTCTGGTGTTCCATCGGCTCTTATTTCTACAGCGTTGGGACAAGTCCAACACGGTAGATCGTGTCAGTTGTGGATGGCACTTTTAAACACATCTACCGGGGCGTTAATTAACGACCCTTACGAACTTTTTGCAGGGTTCTCTGATGTAACGGTAATAACTGAACAAGCGGAAACCTCAACCATAAGCATCCAAGCGGAGAATCGATTAGTTGATTTAGAAAGACCGAGGACGAGAAGATACACGGACGAAGATCAAAAATCAGACACGGCAAACGCATCAGATGTCGGGTTTGAGTTTGTCCCCGGCTTGCAAGACAAGGTCATACAATTTGGGGGGTGATATGGAACCCATTCAGGAACGAATTTTAAAAAAACTGGAGCAACTTTTGGAGTTAGTTAGGGAGTTAATTAAGACATTGGGGAAGATAAGTAAAAAATGATCAGACTGTTTTTTTATATTTTATTAATTGTGGCTGCGCTTTGGTTTTTATCGTCAGCCTTACCGCCTGTTTATGGAACGTATTGAAGGGTGGGAAATAAAGTTAGATGATTTTATTAAGTCAAGACAGAACCAAAAATTTCAATGGGGTTGGCATGATTGTGCGTTATTTGCGTGTGATGCGATCCGAGAAATTACCGGGAATGATCTTGCATGGCATTTCCGGGGAGGATACAAAACAAAGGATGAGGCTTATTTAATGTTGTCATCATTCGCCGGGGGTGGACTTTTAGAAACCTTTGAAAAATTGACAAAAGAGTTCGGCATGGACGAAATAGAGCAAGGATTTGCAGGACGGGGAGATGCCGTTTTGTGTAACGTCCCAACGGTAATCAACGAGGAACTCCCGACTCTTGGGATTATCGGTATGTCGGGAATGATTCATATTCCGGGGACGAGGCAATTACAAATTTTTGAAAAAACAATCGGGGAAAAATTTTGGAAGGTTTAATGCGTAAAAATTGGGAGATTGTCACGGGTTGCGAGAGGCTAACACCCGGATGCGATACCTGCCCGTCATACTGGCATCATCTTGAGAATAACATAGACTACACTTGCACCCCGCAGATGCAGAATTTACAAGTCCCTGTCGATGACCAGTTTACGAAAATATATACCGTAGCCTTGGGGAGTGATCTATTCCATGAGGGCGTGTCTATCGATAATTTAAAGCGCATTTTCCATGTGATGAATATGTCCCGTCACCATTGTTTTGAAATTGTCACCAAGCGGATTGAGAGGGCTTACTGCGTATCGGATGAACTGGAATGGACTCCTAATATCTGGTTGGGGGTTGCATTGGAGTCCGGGGAATATCGTTGGAGGGTCGATTATTTAAGAAAAATTCCGGCAGAGTTTAAATACATTTCAGCTTGCCCGATCTTGGGAGCGTTCCCGCAAATGGATTTGACCGATATAAACCAAGTTAGCGTGGTGGAAGAAACTTGGGGTTTAAAAAGACCAATGAAAAATGAGTGGGTTGATGATTTGCAAGAGCAATGCGAACAACAAGAGGTGGAGTTTAGTTTGAACAATTCTGATATATGGGAGATTAACTAATGCCCGGAGTAGCAGCAGCCGTTGTTGGAGCAGCAGTCGCAGCCATCCCTAGCGTGGTAGCACTTGGTCCTATTATGGCATCGGTCATTGGCGGGATTGCTAGTTTTGTCACCTCCTATGTTATTTCGGCAGCTTTCGGACTCAATAAAGCACCCAAACAATCTGACCGGGGCGGGGGTGGTGCGTTACAAAGGAATCAAGATCGAACTATATCGGTCAGGCAGCCTATCGCAGCGCATCGAGTAATCTACGGTCAGGTCAGGGTGGGCGGGATTATCTCATTTCTTCATACAACCGATGATAACGAATATTTGCACCAGTTAATAACCATTGCGGGGCATGAGGTCAATTCAATCGGGCAGATTTACTTGGACGACTTGGCTGCAACGGTTTCAAGCAACACGGTAAACGATACCAAGTTTGCGACCTTTATTGATGTTTATACCGGGGTGGGGACGACTTCCGGGGACTCCGCTCTGCATACCGCACTTATATCGAACTCAGGTTCAAAATGGACATCCGCTCACAAACAATCCGACCGAGCAAAAATTTATACCCGGTTTAAGTTCGACCAGGATACCTTCTCCGGGTCGCTTCCAAACGTCACAGCCTTGGTGCAAGGGCGAAAAGTTTTTGACCCAAGAGATTCATCGACCGCATATTCAAATAACGCTGCACTCTGCATTCGTGACTACTTAACAAACACAAGTTTCGGGCTTGGCGAACCAACATCGAGAATAAACGACACCTCTTTCACTACCGCTGCAAATATTTGCGATGAGAATGTGTCACTTGCCGGGGGCGGGACTGAGGATCGCTATACTTGCAACGGAGCGTTTGAAACAACCGAAGCCCCGAAGGATGTGTTGGCGCAACTCTTATCCTCATGTGCGGGGCGATTGGTTTATCAGGGAGGGCAATGGACGCTTTATGCCGGGGCTTATGTGGCTCCGACCATAACACTTGACGAGGATGATTTAGACGGGAGCTTGCAAGTAACTACCCAAGTGGGCAGACGAAATATTTTTAACACGGTGCGGTCAGTTTATGTTGAGCCGAGCAATCTATATCAGCCAACCGATGCCCCGGTCATTAAAAACTCAACCTATTTGACCGAGGATCAGAGCGAGGTTATTGCGAGGGATTTCGATTGGAGTTTTACAACTTCATCAGCGACCGCACAAAGGCTTTCTAAGATTGAGCTTGAAAAGGTTCGACAGCAAATCACCGTATTAATGCTAGTTAGTTTGAAAAATGGAATGCGATTGCAAGCCGGGGACACGGTGAGCGTGACCAACACCCGAATGGGTTGGAGTTCAAAGGTGTTTTTAATTGAGGAATGGGGATTTGCCAAACGAGGGGATGCTGATGCCCCGACTTTAGGAGTCGATTTAGTCTTAAGAGAAACTGCAAGCACGGTTTATACATGGTCGAGCGGTGAGGAGACGGAGGTTGATGCAGCCCCGGACACAGATTTGCCCGATCCGTTTACAGTAGTAGCGCCAACTAGTCTATCGATGGCAGAGGCTTTATATGTGACAACCAATGGATCGGGTGTAAAAGTCCGGGCTAATTTAACATGGGTCGCATCCGCAGATAAGTTTGTCCGGGATTATGAAACTGAATATAAGCTCTCTTCCGCATCGGCTTGGACTCAAGGCGGGAAATCATTTGGGGGAGCGGTGACTGCGCCAATAAATGATGTCGGAACGGGAACTTATGATTTTAGAGTTAAAGCGGTTAATACGTTAGGAATTCGATCCGCTTATGTAACTATCTCGAACCAAACCATAGCAGGACTAACTACTAACCCCACAGATGTTACCAACTTGTCAATTATCGCATTAAACAATCAAGCCCATATTTCATGGAGTCTGCATCCAGACTTGGACGTTAGGCATGGTGGAAAAATCCGCTTTAGACATTCAAGCGTTACGAGCGGAGCTAACTGGGCAAATAGCACGGACATCGGGGCAGCCGTAGCAGGGCATAACACGGAAACCGTACTCCCGCTTGTCTCTGGTACTTATATGGCAAAGGCAGTTGATAGCACAAACAACGAATCCCTCACCGAAACAGGGTTTGTTGTTACCACTATCCCTGACATAACTCCAATGAATTTGGTTTCAACGGTTACTTGTCATCCAACCTTTACAGGAACGAAAACGGGGCTTGACGTTGTTGACAATGTTTTAAAGTTTGAGTCTGTTTTAAACTTTGATTCAAGAACTGACCTTATGGATACTTGGCTCTTTTTCGATTCGTATAACACAGGCGTTGATACAAGCGGGACATACGAGTTTGATGGTGTGGATTTAGGTGGTGTGATTACAAGCCGAGTAACCCATACGTTGACCTTTACCACTTTTGAAGTGGGTGATTATTTAGATTCAAGAACGGGCAATGTTGATAGTTACACGGATTGGGATAACCCTCCAGCGGATTTAAACATCAATCTTTATGTTGCTACGACCAACGATGCCGTGAGCGGTACACCCACATGGTCTGAGTGGACAAAATTTAAGACGGGGGATTTTACTTGCCGTGGATATAAATTCAAATTAGAAGCGGAAAGTTCAGACGCAGATCACCAATTTAATGTGACTGCTTTGTCCATCACGATAGATATGCCCGACCGAGTGCATGGCGTTAGGAACATTACTTCTGGCGCAGGGACAAAGAGCGTCACCTACCCATCAAATTTTCATGCAATCCCTTCACTTGGAATTACTGCACAAAATATGGGGACAGGAGATTATTTTGAATTAGCAAATGAAGCAACCACGGGATTCGATGTAACTTTTAGAAACTCAAGTGGTAGTGCAATCAGTAAAATTTTTAATTACCAAAGTAAAGGATACTAAAAAATGTCAAGTCATGATTATGTAATAGCAAACGATACAGGAGCCAACGTAAGGGCTGATCTTAATTTGGCGTTGTTAGCAATTCAAAGTCAAAACTCAGGTAGCTCCGAACCAAGCACAACCTATGCCTACCAATTTTGGGCAGATACTTCAGGAACTCCAACTCTTAAAATGCGGAATGCTGCCAATAATGCGTGGATCAGCATTCTGATCTTATCAACGGGCGCACCCTTAAGCTCGGAATTGAGTGGAGACTCCTCCCCCGCTCTTGGTGGTTTTTTAGATGCGAACGGGAATTATATCCAAATGCAAAAGGGTGGCGATATAACCTCCGCTTCTCCTACGGTTATAGATACTGATGGTGATTATTTTATCTGTACTGGAACTGCTGGTTTTAGTGCGATGACGGTAGCTGCGGATCGACATTTCTTTTTAGAGTTTGCAGGTGCGTTAATAATGACGCATGGTGCAGGGACTCTTGATCTTCCCGGTGGCGCAAATATCACAACGGTTGCAGGGGATGTAGGTGAATTTGTTTCAACCGCATCTAACGTTGTAACTTGTGTAAATTATACGAAGGTAGATGGATCAGCGTTAACAGGAAAACTTGATGCTACTCCAGACACAGACCACACAGCCAACGGCGCACAGACGAATACTTTAAATGCAGGATATAGTTCTACTATTATGGATTTAGTTTATCTCAATGCTAATGGGAAATGGCTTGAAGCTGATGCAGATGCTACAGGCACTTCTATTAATTTATTGGGTATCGCATTGGAAGCAAAAACAGATGGGCAAGCGATGAATGTTGCTCTTTCTGGTAGTTTTGTCAGAGATGATACGTGGAACTGGACAATTGGAGTTCCTCTTTATGTGAGTGGGTCTATTGGTGAAATTACAGCGACCAAACCAAGTGGTTCAGGTGATGTTGTAAGAACAGCGGGATACGCAGTCACGGCTGACGTTATCTTTTTTAATCCTTCATCTGATTATGTAACTCTTGCTTAGGGGAAATAATTAATGCCAACTATAGCGACAATAAACGGAATTGCGGAAGATAATATAGCGACACATAATGGTGGGACTGCCTCACTCTATACCTCCAAGAACGGTGATACTTGGGGTCATTATGATGGAATGGTTGCAACTGGTGGATCGGTAGCTACTTCTGGTGATTATAAAATAAGAACTTTTGCTTCTAGTGGAACTTTTGAAGTTACCAATTTAGGCGAGGATGCGGTTGTTGAATATCTTGTCATCGCTGGTGGAGGGGGAGGAGGGGAAACTGG